ATTATTGATTTCATTAGTTTGTTATATTACCCATTGTAAAAAATGCAATATCTCCAGTATTTGCAAGTTGTATTGTAAAAAACAAATATAAAGTATTTGCCGTATTGTATGCCGTTGATGTAGAACTTAAAACAGCTGTTGTAATATCAGTTAATGAAGTTGTAGTAAATGAAAATCCAACTAAATTACTACTTGATAATACAAAATTTCTTTGCATTAATGCGAAAGTATTTGCCGCCGGCATTGTATATGTTGCGATTGTCGTGGATCCTGATATAGTATTTGTTGTATTTATTCTTATTCTTAATGTTGGCGCAACTAAAATAGTCGTTTTGTTTACTTCATACAAAATTTTCATTATATCGTTTGCATTAAAAGTATTTGCGGCAATTGTAGCCGTTGCCATTATTGTCTCAGTTGTTGTTCCGGTTACGGATGAGGAGCTTGTATTTATATATCTATAAGGCGTAAATCCTAAAGTATTTTGTTTTGCGTTTAATTGCGTTTGAATTGAGCTTGTTGCGTCGTTGTAAAGTTTTTGATTGTCTGTTTGATAGCGTTTATTTGTTGAGTCCGCAATATCAGCAGTCGTAGCGTCGGATCCGGCAGTTACTAAACCTTTTGAGTCATAAGTTATTTTTGTTTTTGTAGCTCCTATGATAGCAGTATTTTTAACAACTAATCCGCTTAAGTCTTGATCTCCTGTATTACTTCCCGATAAAGTAGTTATTCCTAGTTTTGTTTTTATCGTGGCTATAGTTTCATCTCCTGTATTAATTCCGCTATTTATTCCGGTAATATCAGAAGTTAAAGCAATCGTTCCGCTTTGGTTAGGCAAATAATGATCGCGCGTTTGCGTTAAATTTGAAGTGTATAAATTGGATTGAATAGTATCACTCAAATGTATTTGCATAAATCCGTCCTCAATAACTAACATTTTATGTCCGTCAGCGTCCTCAATATGGAAGTCAGTATCAGTAAAATGTATTGAGCCGTGATTATTGTTAACAGCATCGTAAAGCCATAATTTATTAGAATATAAATCATTTGTGCCTAAATCAACGTCAGAATTTGCACCCGTGTAAGGGACTAAATTTGTTATTGACGGAAAGGTTGCAAGCGTTCCGTCTCCTTTTATATATTGAGAGCTTGTTCCACCTGTTGGAGGGAAAGCTTTATCCTGAAAAGATAAGTCAGGAAAAAGTATTCCATTTGAACTAATAGAAACATAAGAACTTACGGAATAATCGTAAACATTAACATTAGTGCTTGTAATTATAGCTCCTGTACTTGCTGCCGGGTAAGTATCATAAACCTCCAAACCTGTTGGACTTAAAATTATTTCATTTCTGCCGCCTACAAATAAATTATTAGGTCCAAGTTCTACGTCTGAATTTGCTCCCGTGTAAGGAATTAAATTTGATATTGACGGAATTGTTGGCTTATTTAAAATCTCAGCTTTGCCGGAAGTAGCATTCCAGTCGCTGTTAACTTGCTCCGTTGGAATTATCGGCTTATTTTTAATATAGTCCGGCTCCTGATTATCATTTTGATTCCAGTCGCTTTGAACTTGTTGGCCTATTACTCTGTTAATATTTACAATATAATTATTTGGATTTGTTATAATTGTAACTTCATCGATTGGAGATTGTACATTTATGTCAATAGTCTCAACAATAACCGCCGTATTAACGACAATTTCATTGATTGTATCTTGTACTATTATATTTACATTATCGCTCATATACTATCGTGTAATGTCGTCAGTTATTGTAAATAATCCACTTACCCACGTATTAACCTCTCCGGTTTCAGTTGTCACCTGTATATCATATTTATAATTACAGGCTTCTATATCAATAATTTGCTCATCTATACAAAACTCTCCATTTGTTGGATTGAAAATAGTAAGCTCCGGCACGAATGCAATCACTCCGCCTGGCTGTTTTCTTAATTGTATTTTAACTTCTCCATCTGTTAAGTCTAAAGGTGCCTCGTTAATTACTATTTGAAAATCCGTTCTTTTGAATGTGTCTCCTCTTTTGGTTGTAAAGTTTAGTGTCGATGCCATTTGTCAAAAATTTTTTTAATTTTTTAATATTTTCCTCTGTTCTTTTGTCTGTTTTTCTCATATTAGTATGGTTTATCTAGCCACCATTTGCCACAAATTAAATTTGAGCGTATTGGATTAACTATGTTTGTTGAACTACTAACATATTCCGGTAAGTGATTTTTATACAACCATCGTAACATACGATCTTGGTACATTTCTGACTTCAATCTCATATTATTAACGAGATAGTCAACTTCTGTCTTATCAATTGCGACTGAGTTATCAGGTTGGGCCTTAAATATTCCATTATTATTTACTTTATAGGCTCCAATAAGCAAATATTCAACAGCTGCGGCAGCAATTATAAATGGAACTATATAACCCTCATATAATGTTAAATATTCGCCTGTTAAATCGTCGTTCTCAAAGTCCTCGCAAATTTTATTATATAAAGTCTCTCCTAAAATTTCCTCAAGTCTTATTCTTTGAGCATCAGCAATGCAAGGGATATAAAGATCAATATCGATATTGCCTCCCAAAAGAGTGTTTTTTGTTAATTCGTTCTCGCGTAATAGTATTGTCGTTGCCATTATTGTCTATAATTTGGTTTTAATGACCAGTAATTGTTACTCTGTGAGGCAATTTGTGCCACTTCTATCTCATTTTCTTGCCATTTTGCTTGAGGTCGGTCCGCTGGATCTAAGTCTAAAATCATTTTTCTAGCCTCATTTACGCCTATTTGAGTGTTATTTTTACGCAAATATATTTTGCGCATCCAAAAATGATTGCAATTAACGCCTCCTTTGTATAGCCATATGCTATAATCGTCCGCTCCATCAGGTCCAAAACCCTTATTTACTTGCTTTGATCCGGCAATAGTTATATCCTCTTTTCTATAAGTACGTCCAGCGCTTATCATTTTTTGACAAAAATCTCTCTGAGCTCCTAATTTACCCTCGTAAGTATATCGAATTTTAAAAAGTGAGGTATCTTGATCGCTTGTTACATTTGGAAAGCTAGAAAACGACTTGGCTAAGTTCAAAGTTATTTCGTTAATCTCAAGCTCTTTTGTTACTGGTATTGCGTCAACTTCAATCCACTCATCCTCATTGATTATTTCGCCCATTTCTATAAGTGCATCGGCTACTTCTGAGAGTCCGTTGTCATCTTTTGAGCAGCATATATGTTGAGAGTTTAATTGTGTCAAAGGGGCCGTTTGATTGCTAAATAAAGATTGAGCAACCGAAGCCGGAATGTTTAGGAATTGAACTAAGAAAACTATCGCTTGCTCAGTTGTCAAAATTCCCTCTTTTACTTTTGCAAAAATGTCAATCGCTGAACTAATTTGCGCACCATTATAAGATATTGCAGCATCGTTGGTAACATTTGCCGGAGTTTCTCCTGTAGCATTTGCCACAACGTCCTCAGCTCTTAGGCTTTCAAATTGTAAGTCAAGCGTTATTCCATTAACAGCGAAAATATCCATTAATCCATCTAAAATGATTTCCTGTTTTGGTTTGATTACATTTATCATTAACTCCTCAAAACCTACTTTTATTTCGTCTGCGTTTGAGCTAAATCCGTTTGCCTCTTTTACTCCTACTAACATTGGAGAAGTCAATTTATGAGACGTGCATAATTGTTGGCGCGCCTCTGTACTCAAATAAGCATATTGTTGATGAGCATCGGAAACCTCAAGCGCTGAAATTGTTATCTCGCTATCTTTATTGTCGTTCCAATTTAAAAAGAAAGCTCCGGCGTTTTGTGATCCGGTTAAGTGATTACGAATTTGTCTCGTATTTTCTTGAATTGTCTCTGCGCTTTCTTGTATTCCGCAATTCATATTTATAATATGACCAAAAGACAATCCCTTCTGTATGTGATTGATTGAATAGTTACTTATTTCCTCCTCCATTTTGGCCCACGAAATCCCTGAGACATAACTCGGATTAGAATAATAAAATTGGCCTACCTGATAATCCCTAATAATGTAAATTTCTGAGCGTTCGCCTAAGCCTTCACCATATCCAAAAGCGTCAAAGCGCTCCGGCTTGTATTTATTTACATTTGAGAAATCATAACTATACCAATATCCTGTAATATCTCCGTCCTCATTTGCAACCTCTGGAGCAATTCTTTGCTTTGCAATATGAAAGCATCTTTGTATTTTATTATTGATATATTTTACTTCAATTGAAGCCTCGCCAAACATTTCAAAATCCTTACAAATTTTTCTCAAGTCTTTTTTTGAAACTAACGAAATTATTGCGGCCCACTCCGACGGCTTTTTTGATTTGTCATTTGACGTCAATCCTTTACCATAAATGAACTGACTATAAGAGTCTATTATCGCCGAGTTAGTTGGTGATCCATTGTAAGCGTCTATAATAATTTGATAAAAGCTGTTTTTTTCTCCATTTAAAACCCACTTTTTACCACTCACCTCTTTAATCTCTGGGCGAATGTAATTTGATAGGTTTATTATTTGTAATTTATCCATAAATTTATACTTTTAAAACTCCTTTATTGAGTTCAAAATTTTCTAAGTCAGTTTGAGCAGTTGCGAAAGCCTTGCCTCGATATAATAAGTTATCATTTTCGTTGATTGTAACCTCAAAAGATTGGCCCTCTTTTAAAATTGGCTCATTAAATTTCAATATTAATATATTATTTTGGTAAAATGCGTCTAATATTTCAATCTCAAAAATAATATCTCGTAACTCATCACGCAAAAAAAATGTCAATTCGCCTCCATTATAGGATCGAGGGATGCATTTATATTGATAAGGCCTTGTTAAATTAAATATCCACATATATATATAACTAAAAAATACCTTTTTGTAACAAAAAAAGCCACCGAAGTGACTTTTTTTTAACAAACTATGAAAGAAAAATTAGGAAACAACCGCTGAACTAACTAAAGTCATTAAAGCCGTTTTAGTTGCTGAGTCTAAAAATGGAGACAAATTGCTCTCTTCTCCTGTAATTGTAAGAGTGAAACCTGATAAATCGGCACCAGCTCCTCCGGTTACTTTTGTGCAGTTTGCCATTGTTCCGTTAGCTGCACCAACTAAAAGAATATTTCCGTTATAATCCTCTACGAAAACGTAAGGACGGCCAGCGCAAATTAATTGAACTTGAGCTTGTAAATCAGCCGATAATTTTGGAAGTGTAACCGCTAAAGATTGAGCGTTTAAAAATGTTCCGTTATCCTGTGAGCTTGTTCCAGTCTCTGTTAATGTATTTGTAGTCGCTTTTACTTCGTATTTGAAAACATCCGCTAAAGATCCCAAGCTCGTAACTTGGTGAGCTGCAATTACAAAATCATAATCGTCATAATTGGCGAAGTATAAATTTTTGTAACCACCTCTTTGATCTTTACATCCTAGAAGTTTTCCTTTTGATATTAGACAAGACATATATATATGATTTTTTATTAAAAACCGCCCAATTTAATGAGCGGTTTTGTAGTTAATTAATTAGTCTAAAGATAACCAAACGATTTCTTCAGCGTTGTAGTATCCAACTCCGTAGTTGTAAACAACTTTTCCTCTTACTTTACCAGTAAGTAATCCGATTTCGTCCTCATCAACCAAAGCAACTTGGTTATGATCTGCCAATAAACCAGTTGCGAAAACTAAGTTTTTCTTTTCGTAGATTACAACTGAATTACTTGGTAATCCATTTAAAACTGTCAATGTGTGACGTCCGAAAGCCAAAGCAAAATCAGAATTTCCATTACCATAAGTAATACCCTGAGTTGACAAATAGAAAGCATAAGCCTGAGCAACGTCTGGAGAAACCGCAACGATTAATTCCTTATTTCTCAAAGCAACTGGAACAGCGTTTAAAGCTGGTTTCAAATATTTTGTCAATACGTTAGCCTCAGTAACCGCAGCGTCAGCAGTTGGCTTGTTAACGTCTCCGTCAGCTGTGAATAAATCTAAAAATCCAGGTAATTCAGTACCTCTCCAGATTTCAGTTTCTAATTTTTCACCGATAGCTCCTAAAACTTCAGCTTGTATTGCGTCCATTATATCGCTTGGTGCTGTAGAATTTGCAGCTCCTGAGCCCATAATTCCGTCAGACCAAGTCTGTCTGAAATCTTCTTTACAAACGTCAAAATCATTTTTGAATTTGAAAGGCTCAATAGTATTTTCGTTTAATACGATTGTTCCAGCTGGATTGAATCCACAAGAATAAGCCGTTGTTCCGTCTGTGTATGCGATTTTACGCAAAGACATTTTAGAGTTAACATTTTCTGCGATTGTTACCGCTTGTTTTTCAATTGTGTCAATCGTTTTAAACGCTTGACCGATAATCATACCGGCATCCTTTCCGTTATAATTTGAAGTTACACTAGTAGTTGTAGCCATTTTTTAAAATTTAATTTTTTAAGTTATTTAAGATTTTTTGTGATCTAGTTAATTTCACATTTTTATTTGAAGTTTCAGCAACTTCCGGCTTTGCTTTTGTTGACGCTTTCACTTCAACTTGAGTAGTTTTAACCTCAGCAATTTGAGCGCTTAATTCTGTGCGAATTGCCTCGATTTGTTTTGAAACTTCAACGCTCATATTGGTAACGATTGCTTTAATCATTTCCTCTGTTGACATTTCAACAGCCTCCGCCTCAGCTGGCATAGCGTCAGGCGCTACCTCTTCAACCATTGCGTCTTTAATTTCAGCAATAATACCCTCTTGAGTAATTACTAAAATTCTTCCGTCCTCAAGTTCGTGTTCTCCAACTGGAGCCGGAACTTTGTCTCCATTTTCAGCAACGATAAAAACCGCTTGCTCTGGCTCGAAAGCCTCAGCCTCTAAAATAGTGACACCATCTTTTAGCATCATTGTAGCCATTGTTACTTCTACATTTTCAGTAGTTTCAACCGCCTCAACTTGCTCGTTTTCGTTCGACATTTTAATCGATGCGAAACCCTCTTTTATCGCGTTAACGATAGTTTCTAAATTCATATTTATTTCTGATTTTAAATTTACTTTCTCCATATCAAAGACTCCGTCAATCGAAAATCCTTTGACTTTACCAGTCTTAACGTAGTCGTTCCAAATCTCGTCGTTATTGACTTTCATTAATCCAAACAACGTACCTACTGGCTCATTAAATCCATATAAAACGGATTTGTCGTGTACCTCATCCTCTTTTATCCAAGTCTCAACAAATGTAACATTTGGAATTGACTTTCCGGAATGTTCAATTGTTGAATTATTTTGATAACCTTGTTGTACAAAATTATGTTGAACTTGTTTAATTGTCTCCTTTGGAAAGGTGATATTATATTCGTGTCCGTCTTGATTTCTGTATATCAATTGGTCCGGTATTAAAATTGGCCCTACTAATATTCTTTGCTCCTCGTTAATAGTTGCAAGTTTGATTTCTTTATTTTTTGAAAGTGATATAAAATTCACTTCAATAGCCGGATCACTAACTAACGAGATTGCATAGACGCCCTCGTTATCCTCTTCGTTAAATAAAACTTTGTAAGTCTCCATATATACTATAACTTTTTTTTATTGTTTTGTTATAAACTTTTTACATTAAATTTTAATTTAATGATATAACTTTTTTTTATTTTTAAACTTATAACCTTAAAAAAAAAATAAATTTTAAGGTTATAGCTTTAATTTTTTATCCCATTGAGGCGTTATTTATAATATTTCTATTTAACGCCTGACCTGTTGTAACGGCTCCAGCTACAACAAACGCTTGTACTGGTTGTTGATCTTGGTTAGCTATTGATTGAGCAATTTGATTCGGTCCGCTTGGCCCAACTACATTAAAACTTGGTGCAGTCATTCCGCCTCCTCCGGTTGGTGCTGTAGCTCCTCCCTCTCCTCCGCCTCCTCCTGGTATTGGAGTCGCAATAATATCCTTAACCGCTTTAAATCCTGTCGCGGCAATAATTGCGACGTTTGCAATTTTAAGTCCAATTTCAAAAGGCGTCGTCGTTTTGGTTGCAAGCTCTGCGGAGATACCCTGATAAGTATTAATTAAAGCGGCTGCCGCTGCCATTGCCTTACCGGCTGCCGTATTTTTACCCAATAAATCAGCTCCTTTATTTAAAGTTTCAGAAGTTTTGGCAAATAAAGCCGCTTTAGCTGCCGCCTCAGCTTTTGCAATATCCTCCCTTGACTTTGCCAAGCCTTTAACTTTGTCATTATATTGCTCTTCTGTTATTACTTTGTCATCGAGTTGCTTTTGATAAAGAGCTTGTTCTGCATCAATAGCCTCGATTTTGGCTTCGTAACTTGAATTCGAGTCGTTAATAATTTTCTCTAAGTCTGAGGCTTTTTTCTCATCGTCTTTTAGTCTAGCATTGTCGTCAATTTCTTTTAAATTTGTGAGATGCTGTTTTGTTAATTCCTCAGTCGATAAATTGTTCGCTTCTAAAATTGCTTTTTTCTCTAGATATTCTCTGTTTTCTTTTTCAGCTGGAGTCTCTTTTGGTTTTAAACTATCCAAAATCTCCATTGCTTTTTTAGCCGAGTCCATATCCGCTGCAAGTTTATCGTCTGCAACTTTTTTCAAAGCCGCTGCCTCTTCCTCAGCTTTTTTAGTTGCTGCCTCTTTTGCGTCGTCTTTTAATTTTTGACTATGCTCTTTTGCTTTATCCGAAAACTCTTTATTGTGATTAGTTTGAGATTGTCTTATTTCAACCTGGTGACGATTTTGTATGTCTCTCCTCTCATCAAAAGCTTTCTGTACATTTTGATTTTGTTTGTTGTATTCTAAAATCGATTTGTTGGTTGTCTCTTGTTGTTTTTTAATTACTTCATCGTCGGCTCCGGATGCTTTCAACGATGCTAAATAATTTTTATTTTTTTCGTAGGTATTAAACGCAATCGCTCGAGCGGATTTCTCATAAGCAATTTTCTCATCGATTAATTTAATCTCTAAGGCTCTAATTGACGCAGCGCTTGCTCCTGAGGCTTTTGCCATTGCAAGCTCCTGACTTTGTTTTTTATCGAGTTCGCTGGAGTTTCTCTCCAAAGTTTTAGTTTGACTCTCTAAGGCCTTTTTATTATGATCAACCGCAGCGGTATTTTTAGCGGCAGCCGCTGAGCTTTCCTTAAAATAATTTACAAGCGCAACTCCGGCAGCAATTAAGGCAGCAATTCCGGCTACAATTGCGACGATTGGATTGGCAGCCATTGCAGCGTTCCAAAGCCATTGGCCCGCTGTTACTATTTTTTGAGTAATTGTATAAGATTTTGCAACGGCTCCCAATTGTTTGAACGAGTCAACGCTCTCTCCGACTTGTTGCAAGCCTTGAGACAACGCCATTGCGCTTTGAACTTTTAATAGCGTTTGCTCAACTTCTTTAGATTGACCTCCAAATAAAGCCATACCTCCTTGAAGCGCAGCAAAACCTCCGGCAACTCCAGCCAAAGACGAAGTCAAAGCCTTGAATTTAGCATCCGGATTAAAGGCATCCGTTAAGGCTTTTGCATCTCCTATTTTGTCTTTTAATTCGGCGGCTTTTTTCGCAGCATTTGCAGCCTCAACAGAAGTAACTCCAAATTTCTCGGACATTGTGGCGACTTCCGCTTGAGCTTGTTTTAATTGCGTGCGTAAACTTCCGACAGCCTCCTCCGCATTACTCTGAATATTTATATCAATTACTTTCTCAATCGCCATTTTAATAGATTTTTAAATAGTTGTAAATAGTTGTTTTTTAGTTCGTATTTTCCTTTAGCTGTCGCGATTATTTCATTGTGTTCGTATTGCTCCGCGTGTTTGAGCATTTCTAAAATGTTATTTATCATTATCCTAATTGCTTTATAGTTAAATAATTTGTGTCTTGTAGAATTCCGTCGTTATAATATTCAATACCTATCGCGTCAAATCTGTCAATTCCTGTATAATTTTGTGGAATAAATACTGATAATAATATATCCGAATATTCTGGCAATCCTGTAACCGGATAACTTATGAAATCTGCCGGCCCTTTTAATATAAAATAATCGTAATCATTTAAATAAATATTTGTATCAAAAGTAAATTCTTGATTGTCTGTCTCAACATTAAAAAAAGAGGCGTATCTATAACCGATTGAACTTGCAGCATTTACTCCTCTATAGTCAGTAATTAACTCTAAATTAGTATCTCCACTTGTCAAATCAATAGTCATATTATTAATAATATATCGTTTATTTCGAATTACTAGCCTATCATTTAAAGCGATTCCAATTTTTTTATTATTACTATTTATTATATTTGAAGTCATTAAACTAGGAGGCAAAAGCGCTTTAACTTTTACAATACGAGTTTTAATATTGTATAAATTATCGATATAATTTTTATAATGTCTATAATATAGACCCCTATCGACAATAACATTATACCAGGACGATTGCTCGTTATTAAAATTCATACTCATTAAACCTTGAAAAGTTCTGTCAGTTGGTAAGCTGTTATATTCATTTGAAAACCTATTCCAATAATTTATCGGAGTGTATCCTGTTGGAGTGTTAATAATAATTCTATCGGATCCTGATAATGGAGTGGATTCAACACCATTGCAATATATTAACATCGGCTTAGGTATATATGGCTTTAAATCTTTATCGATTATTGTCGCAGTTTGAAAAGGTTTTGCAAGTTGCTTTTCAAATAATACATTTTCAAATGGGAGTTTAATATCGTAAGACGCGCTCTCATTTGATGAAATTGGATTATATATTAAATCTCCGTAATTACTATTATATATCCCTTTGTATGCTGTATTTAATATATTTGCACTTGTCTCATAAGTGAAATTAAAAGCTTTATATAATTTTGGTCTCTCAATTTCCATTTCCTGAGAGTAAACATATTCGCTAATATCCATTATTTTACCAGCGTTATAGTACATTTCCAAATGGTTTAAATCATATACGTTATTTTCTTTTGGAATTATCATTAAATTAAATGCTTTTACAATACCATTTAAAAAATTGTATATTGTCATATCAGGCATAAATTTAGCGATTTCAATATATGCGCTAATTGTTTGACTTCCTGAAAAAGCTCTTGACCTATATGGATATGTATATTGAACAACTGCTAAGTAATAATTTATATATCCCCTATCATATAATACTTCCGCATCGAATTGAAATTGTGCAGTTGCACTAATTTGAAAACTATAAACATCATTTACAGCTCCTTCCAAATATCTTTTGTGCCTTACCATTACATTTTGGTAAGTACCTACTAAATTATCAATCGTAGCATTCAATAATCCATTTTTATACATATATATTGTATATGGAATTGTTGTGCTACCAAATTGCGGAACGACTTTAATAGTAATAACAATTTCTTCGCTATTAGCTGCAGCACTTCCATAAGAATATGGCGAATAATTCCAAGCTAAAGTGATTTCGCTTGTTGTAGTATTTAATTCAGGGAAAGGAATGTATGGAGAACCTGATACATTTGGAAGGTTAATTTTATAATTATTGCCCTTAAAAACTAACTCTGTTGCTGGTTTTAAATATAAATATAATTTTTTATATTGGTCCTCATTTAAAAATGATCCTGTAAAATCAATTCCATATCTCTGTTTAATTTTTAAAAATATATTTGAAATTTTTATCGCTGGGAATAATTCATTCCATTTTATTGATCCAGCATTTGTCGTAATATCCTCAGAGGCGTGAGCTGAGTCCTGATAATAAAATTTTCTTTTACTTCCTATTAATGGATATTTAATAATATCAGCATTTGCCGATTCAATACGATTAATTACTTGATTAGCTTGCCAAGTGTGATTGTATTCCGCAAAATCTAAACTTGACAATTTATCGTCTTGAATTATATCTTTTAATTGAGTTAAATTTCCATAAAAAGTTACGGAATAACTTTCAATATATCCGTTCTTTTTACTTGCTTTCTCAAGTTGGAAATTTCCGTCTTTAAATCTTTGAGAGTCGATTTCAATATATCCGTCGTATCTTACTCGGTGATCAAACCCCTCATCTAAATTACTTTCGTACCAGTGTGAGAGTATTTTATTATTTTTATTTGAGGCCGGAATTGTAAATGACTGAGTAAAATCTGTAAATACTTTACCAATATCATTAGCGTTAGCAATTTGAGAAGTAATACTTATTTTTTCATCCTTAAATAAATCCAATTTTTGATAGTCAGCTCGATATATTTTATATACGCTAGAACTATCAACTTGGATCGGAGTTTGTAATGTTAATTCGGTTGCTGTATTGGATGCAATCCAAGAAATTGAGCCTTTGCCTGTCCCCTCTGTTATTCTAATATAATGACCTGTAAATTGATTTGTCGTATATGTACCTGGTCCGCATTTTATTAAATAGTACGGACTAAAATTTGCAATAGTTATAATACCACTATCGACAAGAGTATTTTTTTTAATATAAATTTGTACGGCTATCATATAACGTCGTTAATTAAATTATTTGAGAATTCAAAGTCAATTTCAAAGTTGATATTTTTATCTTTTAATTGAGTCTTATATGTTAACGATTGCGTTTTAATTGTAGCCGGTATATTATCAACCAAAATCGTATCACTTAACATAAGCTCTTGGATGAATTTATTATAATTTTCATAAACCCAGCCAGTATTGCAAGTAATTGACCAAGTTCCGTTTATATTAAAAGCCTTTGATTGGCCAATTAATGGATTATAATTGACGTTAGATTGCAATAAACTATATTTGCTCCCTTTGACATTTATTTTATTGGAATGCGCTTTGAAAAATGTTAATTGCTGCCACCCTCCAAATCGATTAACGTAACTTACATTCACCGGAGTGTATTTGCACTCGTCTAATTTTTCAGTATAAACCCTGTATAAAACTCCGTCGTCGTCGTTTTCAATCTCGCAGTAATCTGAGTTATTATAAGCAAGCGGAAGTCTATAATTATAATAATTTGCACTCGTTGCAGTTCTAAACGTATTGCTATTTAAAAGCGTTCCATTATTTAAATAATATTTTATACTAAAATTTATGCCCAAAGCGCTTTTTAAAATAAAATTGTAGTAAGGAATTAAATTGTAGTACTGAATTTTATAATTTGAATTATTATCGTAACCCAATAAAGATAAATTTGCGTAATCGTCATTCATATAATTTAATCCCTGACTTACTTCCGTATATCCATTAACTCCAATATAAACAACATTTGTCAATAAAGTGTAAGTACCGGCGACATTTTTATAAGTCTTAACTCTTACCAAACACCAGTCGGTATTGCTCTCAATTACCGGAGTGGCTGAGTAATTTACATTTATTTGGTTGATATATTCTAAAATATAAGGAGATATATTGTAGTTTGTCTCTGTCTGAGTAACTGAGGCAATATTTTCGCTCATTATGTAAGTCGGATTCGTTGGCTCTGTCGTTCCTTTGTTCCAAATAAACAATTCAACTTTGCTCCCTATTTGGCCTGTCTCGTTTATTATAATTTGAAACGGACTTCTAGCGCTAATTATATTCATTTTATATCTCTTTAAGTGTAAAATTTAAAAACGACTCCAAATCTAGGCCGTATTTGTCTGCAATATTATTGTCAAAATTCTTATATTCATCGTCAAACGCATTCCTAAAAAATTTTGTCTCGTACGTTCCGGTCCTATTTATCGAATTTGTTATCGAAGTGACCATTAATTTACGATTAACAAATTGACCTCCGGCTCCTCTGACTCCTTGAATGCCTTTTCTCAATACCCATTTGTCAATCGCACCCCTTGAGGCATTCGCTTTATATGGAGAGTTCGGAGCTTTTGAACTTGACTCGCTTCCTTTTGTTCCAAAATCCAACTCTTTCCAGTAATCCTCAGCATAAAAATCAAACTCAATAGAATTTTTATTCTCTTTGGCTTTATAATCTAACGACTTTGACAATTGACCGGAAGCGTTGTGTGTTCCGTAACGTCCTCCAGTCTTTAAATTTAGCCTAGCTCTCTCAATTACTAACTTGCCAAACTCGTCAAGGGCCTGTTGTACGTTTTTAATCTCCATTACAACAAACTCCAAACTCGTTATTCGGTACGCTTATCTCAATATCGCACTTCCAGCCGTCAAGCGCATTTGTAAACGCTAATAAAATTGGTTGCAAAGTCGGATCGTTTTGCAATTCAATATCGTTGTCGTTTCTTTGCATCCGCATTTTTGTAATCATATAATTTAAAATGGCGTGGCAAGTGTTAAGGTTATCGAGTTCGTTATCGTTCCCCAAAAATTTGTCTTTAACATTTACCTTTGACATATTTCGAATATCTACAATAGCAACCTCGAAAGTAAAATTAACAACTCCTGAGCTAATTGAAGAGCTGAGGATATTAATGTGAGCAAGTGGAAAAATATTTTTCTTAAGATTGTCAATTATATCGGTGCCGTGAGTTATCGTATTTAAAAGAGGCGCGCTTTCGAGCGTGCTTTTTATATATTCTATTGCCTGGTAAAATGCTCTCATTTTTTAAAATGGTTTTTAATTTGTTTTGCCTCCTCTTTGCTTTCGTCAATTAAGTAAGATAATAATGTGAGTGATTCGTGAAGAGGCTCGCTTCCAACTTCTCGAGGCTTGATTCCAAGCTCTCTCGAAAGTCGAACAAATGATTGGTACCAACCCCAGCGCTCGTGAAAGCCTCCTCGAGAGATTTCCCCTCCCTCATCGCCTTGCTCTCCAAATGCGATAGGATATTGTTCAATAATTCCTTGCTTAAAGTCCAAAAAAAAAGAATTGATCCTGTTACAATATGCATCGGCACATCATTAAATAACTCCGCTTTGCTTTCGTCTCCGTTGTAGTCCTCAATTTGATAAAATGGCAAAGCCTTTTTTGTTATTGGGCGATACATTACCGACATTAATAAACTTAAATTCTCATCCATTCCGAGTAGTGAGTCCATTGTCGCGTGTTCTCCAATTGTCATTTTGTCTAAGTTTGGGATAAATCCATACTCAACGCCGTCCATTTTAAAAATGCGAGTTAACTTTGGTTTTTGATCCAATACCTTAGCCAAATTTTCGACAATTTCCGCGAAGTCGTTAACCGGTATTTTCATAACATCGGCCACGCTTAAATTACAAAAGATTGCAATCATTTGAATGCAAACAAAAGTCTCATCGTCTTTATTTTCTTTTACTACTTTTAAATATCTCAAATATTGAGACAATTTAATCTCATTTAAATCCGTTGGAATTATAACTCTCATATATATATAACTAAAAAAAGTGATTTTGTTTATTAATTTTATGTAATAATAACGCGACGGCTTTTATTTATTGCGAGGCTCATCATTGCGAAGTACCTCAGCGCGTCAATTGCGTGGTTAAATTCATCAATAGGTCGGTTGAGTTTTTTGCCTGTCTTATCTACGTCCCAACTATAACTCCGAAGCTCCTTTATTAAATTTATACTTGACTTTGTAACTAGAATTTCCTTTTGCTGTAGTACTGAAATTCCATAATTGATTGAGTCGGCTCCTTTTACAACTGGTTTAATATTGTATCCGGCGCGTCTTATCTCCTCAATACTTTTTGGCTCGGCTGAGTCGGCCCAAATTGGAGCGGTCCTTTCCTGTCGCATTAGTCGAATTATATCGGAGTTCAAAAGTGAGGTTGAGTAAATCATTTCGTCAACGATAATCTTACCATTATAATCGTAGACTCCAACGTGAGCGGTTGGGTCATTGCTGTACCCAAAATCGAGTCCGCTTCCTAAGAATTTTGCCTCAGGAGGTATTGTATCGATTTGCTCCCAGTTTTGGAATATGACTCCCTCAAGTGATCCGAGCTGACCGAGTCCGTAAACATTCCACCAATTGTCCCAATATGTTGAGGTCGCTGCTTTGTCTTTTGCTTTCTCAATCTCTTTAACGATTGCTGGATCGAGGGCCTCATTATCTTTGTACGTCAATATTACAAAGTCGCTGTCTTCATCGTTTAGGAGTTCCGTTTGTACCCAAAATTCATTTGTCGGATTGTAGTCAAGGTATATGAATTTTTTAGTCCTTACGGCTAATTGTTGATAGCTTTCAAAATCGATATTATTGCACTCATTTACAAATAGAATATCTCTCCTGGCTCCTCTCAATTTGTCGGGTTGATCCACGCTGAAAAATTCAATATAACTATTGTTTGAGAATGTATATTTTAGTGAGGATCGATTGAAATTAGCGTCTCGATAATTGTCAGTTAATAACATTATCTTTTGGAAGTCTTTTAAAGCTCCACGTTTCAAATGCGGAATGCTCTCACTAACAATACTTATCTCCGAGAATGGATTTTGTATTGCGTAAGTAATTAAAAGAGGTAAGATTGAGAAAGTTTTTGAGCTTGACGTTCCTCCCTGTACAATCCGAACTCGTTTTTTTAGTTTGGCGATTTTACTCTGTGCCGTTGTTTTCTGGAACATCCAAATCTAAGGAGTTAAAAATTGGTTTCTCAATACTAATATTTTGATCAATCGTTTGCTTTGGCATTCCGAAGAAGTATTTAAACCACAATTCAATGGCCCATTTTTCACCAGCTTGCATCGCTGCCTCAAGTTGTAAGATTGCCTCCGGTAAAAAAGGTTTCAATCTTTCGTAAGTGTCTTGCATTTCGGATTTTGTCATCAAACGCTTATCGTCTGGACGCATTGCTTTTGTGCTGTGTCCTCCGTTTAACTTTCTTTTATCCATAATTAATATAAATTAACTAATTAATTTCAGAAGTACCAGAATATTTTCCTAAAATGATTTTATTATTAGTTAAAAACATCGACGTAAAGAATTTATAGCCTCTGTAAGACTTTGTTTTTAATAATTTGAACAAGTTATCCGGCATCCATATTTCATTAGCTGATACGTCCTCTGGTGCGTTGTCAATTACAGCATCAAGAAACGAATAAAATTCCTTTTGCTGTTGTTTTTTCGTTGATTTTGTCGACTTGCTCTTTGTTGTTGTCATAATGTTCCCTAATTTTATACTTTTGTACAAAGGACCATTTGTCGCGTCCATTTGTAAAATAAATTTTATCGATGCCAAGCTCTTTTGCTGTACTAAATAAGTCGGAATTGTCTCCGGATTCGTCTCGAGCTGTTAAAATTATGACGTCTTTACCCTCAGATATAAATTTGGAGGCTAGTTCTTTGCCTTTTTTAGTTGAGAGAGTGCCGTCGTAGTCAAAACTAATTGGCATAATTGAACAATTTATATAAATCTTTTATAATTGTCTCGTGGACCTTTGAGCAAGTTGGGCAATTTGAATTATCAATACCAAAATAATGTAAATATAAGCCATTTAAATAGTCAACGTCCTCGAAGTTTAACTCTGTTCGTCTTGCATCGATAATTCTTTGACCTTTTGCCTCTAAAAATAGGCTAAAATGTTCTTTATCGTTTTGAGTCATTTCAGATTTTACCTTTTTAAAGTTAAAAAGTCTGTTTAGTCCAAATTGTCTCTCTTTACAATCTAAGCAAGGCTCAATTCCAACCGCTGAGGTTAAATTTGCGACAACATCGCCAAGTCCTTGAATTTCTTTTTTAGTCTTTCTTTTTGCCATTTAATTTGTTTTTTACCATTTTATTAATCCGGTGTATCGTTTGAATATGGATTCCTGTTTGTCTCGACAATTCTCTCTGTCCTATTAGTGTCGATTGCTCAAACATTGTGCGTTCATACCAGGTGAGATCTTTGGAGAGTTCTGAGTAATCAATTCCCTCATTATATTGCTCGTCTTCGATTTCAAATTTACTGAAATCGTCGATTAAAATATCGTTATTTTTCAGAGAGTCATAAAATAATGATCTCAAAGTTACAAAAATATATCCGTCTGAGACAGGAATAGTCCTCTCGCTTAATTTTATGTACATATTTTGCACCAACTCATCTGCTAAATCTTTGCATTTGCATATTTGCAAAGCCATTTTTCGCCATTGCTGGTCCTTTTTAGCAAGTTCGTGAATTATCAAAGCCTCATCGGATTAAAAAACTCACTTAAAAAATGCAAAATGTGGGTTTCATTTTCTATATAATAAGCTGTACCTCTAATAATTAACACAATTTCCTCAGATGACTCAACCCAATATCCGTCAATACTATCGACGTTGACTCTAAAATCGACAAATGAGCCGTTGAGTCCGAGATTATCGTCCTCTTGTTCTAACCACATTTGAGTCGATATCGTGTAAGGTTTAATCATTTGACAAATATACAAATTATATTAATATAACTACAAAAAGTGATTTTGTAACAAATTTAGAACAATTTTGTTTGATTTGTGTGGTTTTTAATGCGTTCCATTGCCTTATCAAAATATTCCTTATCAAGCTCGCACGCTGTCAATTCAAATCCGTAATCGTGGCAAGCAATAGCGATTGAGCCACTACCGAGATGCGTGTCTAGGATTTTGTCTCCAGGCTTTGCGTATTTATCGAGTATCCATTTGTAAAGTGCAACCGGCTTTTGAGTTGGGTGAATACGAGTTTCTTTGTTTTTCATATCGCCTTGTATCATTCCATTCCAAGTAAATTCAAAAATTTGTACACTTTTATGAGTTGAGCAAATTGCAATTTCACCCTCGCCAAAAGCCGTTCCGTTTTTATTCCATACAATAACTCCACCGCATAAACCTAAAAAATTTCCACCCCAAATAATTTGATTTTTTGAAACTCGCTCAAGTTCTAAATAATATTTATTATCGGGAGCAATATTTTCAAACAAGTGATAACCTTTCCTTTTTGTAGCTTGTTTACTTTGTTTTTTATTATCAGTCAAACCAATAGCATCAATATTTCCATAAGGAGGATCGACAATAGCTAAATCAAAGTAATTATCAGGATAGCGAGCCATTAACTCTATATTATCCTCGTTTGTTATTATAAGTTTATTTTCCATTTTATTTTTAGTTTATTTATTTTATAAACTCAACATTCCAATCACTCCAAACTAAAACTTGACATCCGTGTTTTTTAAGCTCTGAGAGCCTCAATTCTTGAAGTGGTGATAATATACCATTTTCTTTTTTTACTTCAATAAAAGTAACGTATCCGTCTTTTATAACTAATAAGTCCGGAATGCCATTTGTTGAGGTCTTTATTAATTTGGTTACAAAATACCCTTGCGCCTGGAGTTTCTTTTTTATCTTAGTTTGGATTTGCTGCTCTGTCATTTTATTTTAATCTACAAGGTATTCATCTGTACTTAAACATAGTTGAAATTCTGATAATGCTGTTTCTCTTGCTGTAACATAAACTGAAGTATGTGGATGATGATTTTCAGCCAAATATTTCATTAATGGTCTAACTGCCTTTTCAAATTTTTGTTGTCTCTCGATTTGTTTTTCCATTTCTTTGGATTTTGTATTAGGTTTTCCTTTTCCCTCGTTTAAAACCAATCTAAACTCTGGACTTACAGAAGGAATAACTCTAACTTTTGGAGTCGTTTCAGCTTTTTTATCGTCGCCACTTTCATCTGTTGTTGGATCTATACTTGTATTAGTAAATAATTCTTTAAATGTTTTTGGTGTTTTCATAATCTTATTTGTTTTTAAGTTGTTGTAAAATACTATCTAATTTAGAAGCTATCAACCATAATGGGATTGATATTGCCATAATTTCTAAAAATCTTTCCATAATCTTATTTGTTTTTAAATTTTGCATTGTAGTATTCATCTCCTAAATAAATATCTATTGCTATTATACAAATTCTACCATCTTCATAAGCATTCTCAATCTGTTGCTTTTCCATTTCTTTGGCTTGTTCACATATTTCAAATCTTTTAAAATGAAATTCTGCTTTAGATATTTCATCATTAAAAAGTTTTGATACTAATATTCCAATTTGTTGTGTTTGAAATTCTACTGCTGTTTCTTGTTTAGGTTTACCTCCAAAACAAGCAGATGCTAAATCATTAAATTCTTTTGTTCCTATTTGCGGCATTTGATTTTCCATAATCTTATTTGTTTTAAATTGTTATTTAGTTATTATAATAATAAACGCAACGGCCAACGTGATTACTGAAATCCAGGCCAATAATTCAATGATAATTTCATCTCTATTATTCATATTTTTTTTTATAAATTTTAAACAATTGCTCAAGTGTTAAATCTTTGCCTTTGTAATCCCAAAGATATATCGAATTAAAATCGCACTCCAAACGGAGCCAAGTAATAAAATTGACGACTCTTATAAGGTCGTCGTCTTTTGGTATATATTTTGTGCCTTTCATAATCCTTTTTCTATTTTATAGATTTCTAATAGTTCTTTAAATTCTAAATAATAATCTCTTTCACCTTTATAGAATTTATCTTTGTTTATCCAAAACCACTCTACAAATCCAATAGCAAATTCATCTGCTACTTGAACACATTTATTAGCTACAATCCATCCGTCAGCAGCAATTTCAAATTTTTCTTTTAATGTCATTTTGATCCTAATTTAACTAAATAATTAAACATCCATTTAAGTCGGTTTCTTAAAATTTCATATAATAAAATCGTTAGTAATATATTCATAAAAGCTTAATTTCTTGTTTAACTTTTTGCCAATATTTAAAATTTAATCTATCACTATCATAAATATTTGGATTATCATTTATTATCTCATCAACTGCTATTAATGCATATTGCTTTGCAATATCTTCGTGAACTACATTATAAATTCCATTTCTGTGAAATCTTATAAATTTATTAATTAACTCTTCTGCTTTTTCTTTTGGTGTCATAGTTTTTCTATTTCTTGTTTAACTTCCATCCAAAATCTAATCTCTTTATTTGGTGTTTCATATTCGTGCCATTCAATAGCTTCTACAATTTCATTTATTGCTATTAATGCACATTGTTTACAATGTTCTAAATTATATTTATAAGTATAATTATTGTAATCATACATAAGTTTTTTTTCATACTTATTAATTAAATATTTTGCTTTATCATTTGGTGTCATATTTTCCTAACAAAATTATCGTTATAATCAAATTCAAGCTCAAAAGTTTCGGAGTTGTCTAAATATTTAAATGTATATATCCAGTGAAAGCAAAACGCTTTTTTTTGATTGCTCCATTTCTCTGGCATTTCTAAATTTTTTTTCGTTCCTATCATTCTAAACTCACGGCCGGCAGTTCCAACCTGAGGCAGTAAATGAATACCAATTTTATTATTTTTTACTATTAGGTAGTTCATTATAAATTTTTAATCGCCCAATTAGCGTAGTCAATAATCTTTTGAAAATCCTCTTTATCCTGGCCTTTTTGTCTCCAGGTATATTTGTCAATATTAAATTTGCAAATAGCTAGGATTTGATCCTTTATCAAATTGGCCTCAGCTCTAGCAAATGTATCGATACCGATTTGATATTGATCCGGTTTTGTAACTCCATTTTCATCGTAATTATTTTTAACGTATGGATTTGTATTTGTCTCAAAGAAATTTTGAGCCGTTCCGTTACTTCCTAAAACATTTTTTGGTATATGCTTCATAATTACCAATATTTAAAAATAAAATGTAAAATAATAAGCCAAAATCCCGATCCAGCTAAAACAATAAAAGCTCCTTGCAATAATTCTAAAAAATTTTCCTTATTCATAATTATAAAAAATAAACCCTCCTCGATTGCTACCGCCAAGCGCAAAAGAAAAGGGAATTATTAAATACTTTACTTTG